CCCGAGCAATACAGAACACGATGTTTACTTTCAGACTGTCTGGATTCCGGGTACAACACGTCATTATGACTAACTTATTTGATGCTGAGTACTGCAGTGGCAGATTCTGGCCCACAGACCATGGATTAGTATTCGGACCAAAGATTGGCCGAGTAGTCAGCAAAACCTACCATGCAAGAAACAATTATTCATTGAATAAGGGCATGGCCTGGCTCAGAGCAGTAGCCTTAGGACTAGAGCGCGATGTCAATTTCATCCCGGTCTTAAGAACCATAAATCGCAAAATACTGACCCTGACCGAGGGTGTAACCCCCTTAGCCATCCCGCATGAAGACAAACCACATGCGACTGACTTCCATGAAGCTACTACTGAAACTTTTCAAATGATGGAGCACCTCTACGATCTAGCACCACACACTATCCTAGACTTGGAGGCATTTATCGAGCGCTACATGGTTAGCCCAACCTGTACCATCGTACACCCCGTCTTACAAACCATAGTCGAACACGACTTGCCCAAGCAAGACAAAATTCGCAAGTCCCAAGTAGACTACTTACTCCGCCCAATGAGTACAGGCAGCATGATGGAAGCAATCTCTGACCTATACTTACATTTTCAAGGTCCATACTGGCAGCAATACTTCACTGATCGCATGGCGGCATTGGTCATATCGCCAATCGGTGAAGAGTACTTCAAGAGGCATTTTCCTTGGGTAACTCCTGCCATAATTATATTTGAGGCTTGGAACGTCATTAGCCAAATGGGAATCGGCTCTGCAGCAATGTTTTATGGTCCAACTGCGATGATGCACTTGGTTGCCGCAGACCTACCACTGCACAAAGGAATCCTCCTACATTTCATCTGGAACTTTGTCGCCACCCGATTCTCCGAAAACTCGGCCGCTTACTTACTAGAACACGCCGCCGGGCGAAGCGTTCCCATCCTCTGGATGCTAGGCTTATTGAAGCTCTTTGTTTTGTTCTACTTTATTAGAAACGCTAGGAAAATATGGAACAAATTAATGCACGCACTCAATGGCAATATCGACAATTCAAAATTTCGCATCACCAGTGTACCACTTCATAGTTCGAACTACATTGGTATCCTTAAGGAGTATGCTGATAAAAATAAAACACCCGAACCAGTCTACGTTTTTGACATGTCAGGCCCAGCACACTTTCCTAGTGTCCGCTGTACTTGCACATTTATGGGTGCTTTTTCTGAAGGTATTGCCAATAACAAGTCCGAAGCCAAGAATCATGCCGCCCGGGAGATGGTGGGCAAAGTTTTTGGCCCACAAGGACTCGCGAATGCTCGAGTGGCTCAAATCGCCATCGATAAACATTGGGCTGATGAGGTTGAAAGACCCACTTTAATGGACTTGGGGAACGTTGTGGCCAGCCTGGGCACTAATAAGAATTTGCCCGGCAATATTAAATCGCCAGTACCAACTTATGCATATCCCAAATTGGACTGCGGTTGCAACAAAGAGATCATCTCCTCCTCATTCCAGCTAATGGCCTACAATGGGCTCCGCATGCGGTGCGCCTCCGCTTGGGCTGCCTATATCATTGACGCTGACCAGTTCCACCCACCTAAGATAGATGCATTAACGGAAACGGCTCAGTGTCTCAAGCATCCAATATTAAACGCTCTGAAATGGCAAATACACACTTCATTACTTTACATTTGTGGCAATGAACATAACATTAAAGCTTGGCAACAATTTTGCAAACACCCC